CTAGTCTTAAAGACAAAAGTTTTCACTATGGTGACTCGAGTTCTGGCGGTTACATAAGTAGTCAAAATCTAAAACGTTTTCGCCCTAAAAACGAAATAAGCTATTTTAATCAAGAAAAAGATTATCCAAGGTTTGGTTACGATAATAATGGAAAAAAAATCAGTACTAATGCACCAGATTTAAACAAGCTGTTTTCTGGTAGACACTCAGATATAGATGCTGTAATGTCTGTTAATGATGATATTTATATAAATCCTGAAATGGTTAATGCTTCGTTTAGACCAATAAATGATCAAAGAAGATTTAACGAATCTTATGATCGTCAAGATTTTGATACTTTTTTATCTCAAGATGATATTAGAGATATAATGGCATCTGGAGGTATAACAAATTTTCAAGCAGCGATGCATGGATCAGAATCACCTTCAAGACAAAATTTTTCTAAAGCAGTTGGTGGTCATGAATTAACGCATTCTACAGGTTTTGATATGGCAGGGGATCCTTATTTGAGAAGTATATTAGAAATAAATCCTAAAAATAAAGATAGAGTTAGAAATTATAACACTTCTCCTGGTGAATTATATGCTAATTTTCATGAACTTAGGCTTCATTTAGGCATGGAACCTGGAGAACAATGGGATTCAGAGAAACTAAACAAAAGACTGGAAGAAAGAGGTAGCATTGATCAATCAAATTTTTTAAATAATTTTACGGAAGAATCTTTAATAGAAGCTTTAAATAAAGTTGCTGATGTCGATAAAAATGATAATGGAAAAATAAAGTTTGATGTTTTAAAATCACAGGGTCAAAACAATAATTATGAAATGAATGCGTAAATAATTGTAAAACATGTAATTATATAAATATAACATTTAAATTTAATTATATGAAAAACTTATTATTAGCGTTTTGTTTTATTTTTATAAATACAATATCGTCACAAGAAAATTTACAAAACTTCGTAGGAACTTGGGAAAGTGAAAAAACTGATTATACTTTAGTTATCTCAAAACACAAGAAAACAGATCATTTTAAATTCTTAAATTACAAAGCTGTAAAAAAAGAAGACGAAAAAGGTTGTTTGTACATGGAGTTCGTGTATTCACCTGAAGAATTTGTTAAAATTAAAAAAAATAAATTATACACTTTTGTTTCTTGGGAAAGTTTTGGTGGTTTTTATGCCGATTTAGTGTATGAAATAATAAACAAAAATAGAATAAAAGTTATTATGTCAGGAGATAGAAACTCAACTATGTATTATGAAAGAATAAAATAATTATATGAAAAAAATTTGGCAATGGTTAAGCGGTAATGTCATCAAAGATGTTGGTGATGTTATTGATAAACTAACAACTACAGAGGAAGAAAAACTTGAAATTAAAAAAGAAATTCAAGTTATAGTGGAAAAAGCGGCCGCAACAGCTGAAGACCAAATAACAAGACGTTGGGAGTCAGATATGACGTCAGACTCTTGGCTTAGTAAAAACACGCGCCCATTAGCTCTTATATTTTTATCGTTTATGGCTATAGCTTTTATATGGGTTGATAGTCACCATGAAATATCTTTTACAGTTGAGCAAGAATGGATAGAATTATTAAAGCAATTATTAACAACCGTGTATGTAGCTTATTTTGGCTCACGTGGTTTTGAAAAGTATAAATCAATAAGTAACAAATAAATAAAAAAAAATGGGACAATTTCCAACAAATGACGGCATAATAGGACAAGCTATGCCCTTAACAGCAGCTATGATAGCTAGTATAGACGTTAGACCGGCTTGGTTATTTGAAAACCAAAGTGGGACATTAGGTACTAACCTTAATTCATCTGTAATATATTGTGGTGTAATGCCAGCAGACGCAACTATTAGTGTTATACTATCGGGTGTTACTGCGGTTGGAGGTGGACCACCAGTAGCTGGACAGGCTATAACTTTTGAAGGTTTACAGTCTGGATCAATACTTCCAGTAGCTGTAGATTATGTTACAGCTGTAGCAGGTGCTGGTGTAGCGGTAGGTGACTTTATAGTGTGTAAATAATAAAAAAACAAGTAACTATATAATTATAAACAATTAAATAAAATCAAATAATGGCAAAAGCAAAAAAACAAATTACAGAAGAACAGTTAAAAACTGTAAAAGATCAACAAGGTAAATTAAATGGATTATTAAGATCTTTAGGTGTTTTAGATTTACAAAAAGAAAACATACGTGTTGAAGTAAAAAAAGTATCTGAAGAAATAGACTCTACTAAAAAAGAACTAGAAGACGAGTACGGTCAAGTTAATATTGATCTTCAAGATGGTTCTTATACTGATATTGAAAAAGAAGATGACAAATAATATTAGAAAGATTAGTATTGGATCTGATTATAAGAATGACGCCATGCATTACGCTGTTGGACAACAGGTTTACGGTGGTCACGAAATATCTCACATTCTACTAGATGATTCAGACAACTCTTATAATATACACATAAAGAAAAACAACGAAATATTGCCGTGGAAGAAGTTTAATTCTAACATGGCAATATCAGTTGAGTATGATTTAGAATATTAATGAATAGCTTATATGACTTTATTGTAGAACCGCTAGGTGATAAATACAATAACGAAATAAAAATAAACAACAAAAGTTTAGTATTAAACAGCAAAATAGAAAGTTTTAAATTTGTAAATAGGCATGCTATAGTTAAAGCTATACCTTTAGCCTTTAAAACAAATATAAAAATTGGAGATATATTAATTATACATCAAAACGTTTTTAGAACTTTTTATGACTCAAGAGGTAAAAAGAAAAAAAGTAGATCTTTTTTTAAAGAAAATCTATATTTTTGTGCTTTAGATCAAATTTATTTGTATAAAAATAAAAAGGGTTGGAACTCTATAAACAATAGATGTTTTATAAAACCTATAGTTAATAAAGACACTTTAGTCAACGACAAAGAAAAAAGTCTTGTTGGTATATTAAAGTATGGAAATAACGTCTTAGAACAGCTAGATATAAACATAGGGGACCTAGTTGGTTACACACCTAATGGTGAATGGGAATTCTTAATAGATAAAGAAAGACTATATTGTATGAAATCAAATGATATTGTAATTAAATATGAACATAAAGGAAACGAAGAAGAATATAATCCTAGCTGGGCAAGTAGCAGTTGAAGAACTGATTAAAGTCGCTAAAGAGGCTATTGTTGATTCTGGAGATGATATAACAGCAGATAGACTTAAAAACGCCGCTGCAACTAAAAAACTATGCATATTTGATGCATTTGAAATACTAACTAGAATACAAGCTGAAGAAGATTTGTTAAACGAAAAACCTAAAGAAATAAAAGAAGAAAAGTCTTTTAAAGGTTTTGCTGAAGGAAGATCTAAGTAATGTACGAGCAAAGTTTATATAAAATATTAAAAAACCATATTAAACCTAAAGTTTTAAAAAGAAACAATAGGTATAAAAAATGGGAATATGGTTATAATGAAGAACATGATGTTATAATTATAAGCAAAACGGGTGAGATAGGCGATGTATATGAAATACAAAACTTAAAAATAGCTTTACCTAAACAAAATGATGTAGTAGAGTTTAAAGAAAATAAATGGAGTCACACAGAGTATCCTAAGCAATTAAAAAAAATCAAATCTGTTTTTGATTGGGAAGAATATCCAATAGAATTTAAAGAAGAATGGTATGATTACATTGATAAAGAATTTAATAGAAGAGAACAAGGCTTTTGGTTCTATAATAAAAACGTGGCTACTTACATTACTGGTACTCACTATATGTACTTGCAGTGGTCCAAAATTGATGTTGGGCAACCAGACTTTAGGGAATCAAATAGATTATTCTATATTTTCTGGGAAGCTTGCAGGGCAGACTACAGGTGTTATGGTATGTGCTATCTCAAAAACAGGCGTTCCGGATTTTCATTCATGGCCTCTGGCGAAACCGTCAACATGGCGACCATTTCAACGGATTCACGGTTTGGGATTTTGTCCAAATCTGGCCCCGATGCTAAAAAGATGTTCACAGATAAGGTTGTACCAATATCCGTTAACTATCCATTTTTCTTTAAACCGATCCAAGACGGTATGGACCGTCCAAAAACCGAACTTGCCTACAGAGTACCAGCATCCAAGTTTACCCGTAGAAAACTTGACGCCAATCAAACCCTTAAAGAAATTACCGGTTTGGATACCACAATCGACTGGAAAAACACCGGTGATAACTCCTACGATGGTGAAAAGCTCAAACTCCTCGTTCATGATGAATCGGGTAAATGGGAAAGACCAAACAATATATTAAATAATTGGCGCGTTACAAAAACAACACTTAGATTAGGTAGTAAGATAATAGGTAAATGTATGATGGGTTCAACATCAAACGCTTTAGATAAAGGTGGTGATAATTTTAAAAAATTATACTATGATTCAGATATTAAAGAAAGAAACGCCAATGGACAGACTCGCTCAGGACTCTATTCTTTGTTCATACCTATGGAATGGAACTACGAAGGATACATTGATTCTCATGGATTACCTGTCTTCGAAACTCCAAATAAAAAAACCTTTGGACCTCACGGGCAAGAGATAAAAATAGGAGTAATTGAATATTGGCAAAATGAAGTTAATGGTTTAAAAAAAGATCAAGACGGTTTAAATGAATTTTATAGACAATTTCCAAGAACTGAACAACACGCTTTTAGAGACGAAGCAAAACAATCAATATTTAATTTAACAAAAATATATGAAC